TACTTTACTGAATATATGAAAGGACGGTACGGGACATGGGAGAACGCGCGGAGCTTCTGGATAGCTCACAAATGGTGGTGAAACAACGAACACTACGACAGAACCGCTCACTTCACCTACTTATGAATCACATAGCCGATGGTTTAAATGAAAGCGGTTTATCTATGATGCGAGTGCTAAAACACAATGCAGAGATACCGTGGACACCTGAAGCCGCGAAGGAGTACTTACTAAGGCCAATCATTATGGCCATGTACAACAAGAGCTCTACTAAAGAACTAACGACGAAAGAAATCGGTGATGCAATCGACGTACTATGCGCGCATCTCGTAATAGCTACAGGCAAGGTATTTGAAATGCCAAGCCTGGAGACATTGATGAATCAAGACAGGGTTAAACATAGCTAGGAGGTAGTTATGGGGGTATCAGAGTTAAGCAAGAAATCATACCACGAGTTGAAAGACTTGGGGAGAAAGCAGAGGCTTGTGTACGACCAGCTGAAGATTATGGAACAGATGCGACCGAGCGCTCAGGATATTGCTGATGCGCTAGGTTGGCCGATCAATTCAATCACTGGCAGGCTATCTGAACTAAAGAAGTTCGGATTCGTAGAAAAGACCGGCACTAAGATTAGCAGAATGGGTACGACCGTAGGAACTTTATGTACAGTCGACCCAGCAGATAAGAAAGCTATGAGTCTACTAGATGACGAATAGTGAATCTAAATTATCTAGATTGAAAATCCATTACGAATACACGGAGGACTATATAGACGTCCTCTCATTTTTCAAGAAATTACGAAAGAAGAACAATGGCAAACAAGAATAAAGTAAGAGCAGTTATGGGGCTTGCTGAAGATAAACAGGCAAAGACCCCTCTGGAACTTGGGCTCGAGTGCCCTGATAGTTACCTATCATCCAGGTCACATTGGTTAGATTGGAGTAAATATAACGGGTTTGTGTGGTGTGAAGGCTGTAAGAAGGATTACCCTGCTTGCCTTTGTCTAGACGACATAGATAAGGCTACAGATTTGTTTTTGCAGTCTGTAGAAAGTGCAAAGAGTATTTAACAACCAGTTGGCGGCTATGCGAGAGCCGCCAATGTATAGATTAATAATTCGTGCGTTAAGTTGAGGTAATGAGTTACGGCGGTTCGGTCGCCCCGATGAAAGCAACGAGGGGTAGCGTTATACCCTCTGACTGCTATTGTTACCTCAACTTAACGCACGACAAATCTTTACAGTCTATGAGTTTTGAAGATAGCTGGGGGGCTGGACACCAGCCTCAGGCGGCAAATCCATGGAGTGACAAGGATTCCTGTCATGACATGCTTACCTGAGCACAGAGCGCCCCTCTCCATCTATCTTTAATCCATTGTGAATTTTTATGGCGAGATAAGCGGGCGAAAGCCTAACGCTCTGCTGAGTGCACTAACGCAGGAATCTTATCTCGTCAACCATATTGAAGGGCAGCGGTCTCCGTGAGGAGCTGCGGATAGAGGCTTAAAGCTAATATGTGGTCACGGCCACTTCAATACAGCTAGTAGTAACCAGAGTAATTACGATAAGTGACGATATGTCAGTGCTGGCCGCTACTAGCTGACCATAAAAGTTCACAAAAGGAGGAACATGCCAACACAAAAGATGTGTAAGTCCTGTGGCCGTTCCATCATCATATGGAACTCAGCCCAAACAAGATGTGCTAAATGCCAAAAGGAAAGGAGTAAAGCCAAGCCACCTAAACCAATTAACAAGATTGGTAAGCAAGGTAAGAAAACAGCCTCAGCCGTTGCCAAGTGGAAGAAGACTCAGGAACCAAATCATGAAGGCTATTATACCTGCTACTTATGTGGTAAATGGATTCCCTACCTAGAAGCTGAACACAAACTATCTAAAGCAAGACATCCAGAGAGTCGTACAGACCCTAATAACTTAGCACCTGTATGCTCTGAGTGTAATGAGAAGAAACGAAGTAAAGATTATATAGGAGAATAGAATGGACACAAGCAAACTTACACCTTATGAATTGAACTTCATATATAGCAATGGTAATAGCTGGCTTAAATCAATTGCAACAGCAGAGTTATCCGCTCGACAAATATCGCAGGTCGTCGCTCAACAGATTAAGTCGAATAAAGATTCAAAGATGATGACTGAAGAGCAATGGGAACAACAAGCCCTTAAAGCAGGCTGGACTAAACCAGACCCTACTAGAATCTTAGGAGATGAATAGTATGCGTAAATACAAGTTCCTCGGCAAAGACGGTAGTAACGGTTATAAGCAAGGCAAAAGCTATTGGGGCTATCTGAACAGTAAGTTTGGCCAGAAGAGTGTAGAGTTCTTTCCTATCAACCCTACCCGTAAACCTATACGTTACACAGACTTAAGTGTATTTAGTTCAAATTGGCAATAATTCCAGTAAAGGATAAGAAAGATAATGAGTAACTCACCTACTACATCAGTACCAGAAGACATAGATAAAGCACTTGATAACCTTATCGACTGGATGCTGGGCCATGACGATGAAGAACTCACTAACATAGACTTTCGTAAAGCAAAACGAGAAGTCCTGACTACTGTAGAATCCTACGGCGATCGTCGTGAGCTAGAAGGACGTATAGACGAGCATAATCACATCACAGTATGCGAGATAGGCGATGAACTTGGGGCTTGGTATGAACCAGACGAAGGCTATCAAATCCCTTTGTATAAGCGCCAGGAGCAGTTGCAATCTCAAAAGGAAAATCTATGAACGAACCACAAAGCATTGAAAAGATACTAATGAATATCGCTGATGAGGCTGCCGGTTTAGCTAGCGTTAATTACTATGACCATGACGAAATAAGGGATTATGTTACTGAAGCTAAAGCCTCCATTGAAGCGATGGTTAGGGATATTATTGGCCAGGATGAACTATCTTTGGTGATGTCCCCAGGGATAAAGATCGGTCTAACAGGTAGGGTTGATAATACTTGGACGAGCGAGCATGACACATATAGAGAAGCGTATATAAAGACATCCTTACAGATGCAACAGCGTCTCCGTGCCTCCAAATACAATTTAAAACTAGAGAAGGAGTAAGGGATATGAGCACTAAGTTGGTAAGGCTATATTATAAAAAGCGCAAAGATTTCTACTATTGGAAGCGAGCAGCGCTAAACTCAATGGGCTTTTATACTTACTGTGTGATAACTAGTGTCCCTGACAACGCTAAAGAGAATGGTAACCTATGCACTGCTACTTTCGCGATGGATGGGTATCCAGACAGTGACCTATACCTAGTAAACGATACCTATCAGTTTCGCAACGGCAAAGAGGTTAAAGCAGACCGCACCCCATATCCCCTCACTTACGATGACATGAATAAGATACTAAAGGGCAAGAAAAACTTTAGAGAGCTCGACTTTAGAGTACCGGTATTTACCTTGGGCGAGATAGTAATACTCAACGAACCTGACGGACGCGAGATTGATGGTAAAGAACGTGCACCTCGTAAATGGTCAATTGAGTATGAGGAGTTCACAAGCATTCGTAAAGCAGCCAAACGGGCTCGTCAGGTGTTGGATGAGCAATATAGGAAGGACCAGGATGCCTAACAACAAACCTAAACAAGACGATGAAGAGCTGCGGAATATCGTAGCATATGGGCTGCACCAGAGCGGGCTGTGGCCCTACCCAGAGTTTGTCGATCTATTCCTAGCAGTGCTCACTGACGAAGGCACAAAAGAGCAGGTAGATAGGGCTGATGAACTCATTAAGGGTGGCTTGAATAAAAAGAGGATGGAAGATCTCTACGACCGGGTCGTCTACCTAAAGAAAGAACTAGAGGCATTGAAATGAGCGATGCTACCTCTATATCTAGTAAGACAATTGAAGACTTCTTTTGCGACTGGGAGAGTCAAGCCTTCGGCTATGGATACGGTACGGGTGAAGAACATACCCTCAAAGTTCTTAAGAATCTATCAGATGCTGTTGAATGGAACGAGAGTGGCGATAACTACACCTATGACTATCAGAAGATTGAAAAGATGCTAGGCGAACAACAAACGTGGCTACTTATCAATATACTCTGCGGTAATGGTGATATTGAGTACGGCAGTAGTCCACGCTACGGATGGTTTTATGGCCGAGGCAAAAATCTAATAAACTTTTTGAAGCAACACACGGTTGGTGAACTATACGATATGACCAGTCGAGATAGCGGCTATAGCCATTGTTTTAGCGATTATTGTAGTTGTGGATATGAGCAACTCCATCAAAGATGTAAGAATAACCCATTTTGGAACGATAATAACAATTTTGAACTGATCGGAATGGCTAAGGAGTCATTATGAGTAAGCAGCAAGATGAATTACGAGAGAGGATATGTGACGAATTCAATAGATTCAGCTACTCGGTTTTAGGGGACTACGACGACATGCCAAGGCGTGTAGATGCTATTGAGAAAATCATCGACTCTGAGGTACAAGCGGTGTTAGATAAGATAGACGAAGAAAACCGCACCTACTATCAAGTAACCCAGTTTAATCGCGCTAGTTTACAGCGTGACAAGGTAAGTAGGACCATCGAGGAAGTGAGAAAAGACTATGAGTAAAGAATCTAATGTAGAGAAAACCACGAATCCGCCTAAACGTTATAGCCTCTATCTGCAAGCAAGGTCTATGCGAGATAATGATAGATCGATGCCCTACATAGCGAAAAAGCTTGGTATGAATAGTGCCTCAAGTGTGGCCAGTCTTCTAAAAAGATACGATTGGGTGGAGGCTTGCATAGTATCTGAAACATTCAAGATCGAGCAAGCTTACGGTATTTGTCGCAACTGTTATGGTAAAGGAACTCAAGGGAATGACGAGAAAACAAAATACTGTGATTGCCCACGCGGTAAGCAGCTAGAGGCTCTCATAGCATCTGAGAAAACATCGCTCCTCGAAAGGTTAAAATATGAGGCAGACAGAACATTCGGGAATGTGAAGCAGCTTATTTACACAGAGCTAGACGAAGCCGAAAGGTCTACCCTCACACAGGAGAAGAATGAATGATCACGCATGTAAGATTATGGGATAAACAGCTTGTAGAATGTACCGTATTACGCGAAAAGTGGTTTTTAAGACTTACAGCCTACCGGATCAAGCACATAGGAAAATATGAATACATAACTACTGAAATTAGGTGGTATCCATCCTGGAGAATAGTAGAAATTAGTAATCAGGGAGAAGATAAGCGATGAGTAAACCTAAATGGTACAACTGGACCGGAAATAGTATGTGGGACGGCTATTGCTTTATGGCATGGGTATTCGTAATCATACCAGCTGCGTTCTTCTTACTATTCATCTTCCTTGGTGCAATCTTAGGATGGGTGAAGGTTGCCTAATCAAATCTTATGGGAGTTAATGACGTGAGTAAAGAAGACCCTACAAAAATAGTATTACAGACTAATGTAAAAGCAGATCGCGATCCAACTATTCAGCGGATGTCAGGCGTAACAAGAGAAGGCAACAAGTCTTTTGATGTGCCATTTATGAGTCACATCGAAGGAAATCTCTACCAAGGCGGCTGTCAAAACGGTTTAATACTTCCGCTATATGTTAAGCATGTCATTAGCTTGTATAAATGGGAGCAATACACCATCAAAAGCGATCTTAAGAGCTACATGGTTGTTGAGATGTTTGATAGTCAAGACCAGGGATTCGAGCAGGTAGAGGCAATTGCAGATTGGGTAGCACTTTGTATGAAAGACGGCCCAACACTTGTTCACTGTCAAGCAGGACTCAATAGAAGTAGTCTGATAGCTGCTAGAGCGATGATGAAGCTCGGCAAAACGGCAGACGAAGCAATTAGTCTATTGCGGTCACGACGTAGTGACGCTTGTCTTGCCAATGAATCATTTGAAAGGTATCTGAGGAGTTTGTAATGGCAGACACACCTAATAAAGAGGACGGGCTAGACCCACTACTAGTAGAAGCGACCGAGTTTGTTATGACTGACCCAGTGCTTAAGGTATATAGTAGCCGCCAGCCAAGCCACTTCATGCGGCTAATAGAGAAGATGTTAGATTTCTATAAGTCTCGTGAAAACCCCCTTAAGGAAGACCTCAAAGTGGTTGGTGGAGTGGATGAATCCATGCTCCGGGAATCTCCGGAGGATGAAGAGCTAGATATTCTATTCAATAAAACTATCAATGCTAAACAAATCGCCGTGACCACAGCTGCATCTTCTGAAGACCTGTTTAGCAGCGAGGAAGTAGTCGAAGCATCTAATAAGCTTCTTGACCGATACCGCGTAGAGTTTAAATCTGCCATCAAAGCTCGTGACCAACGCATAGCCTTTGAAGCACGAAAGCCACTCGAAGAAATACTAGATGAGCAAGGTTGGAATAGGTGCGATGAATGTAACGACTTCCTGCCAATAAATGACGAGTGCTTGTGTGAGAACTGTGATGCGATGTTCCACGAGGGCTGTGCTGGTTACACATATGACGGAGACGGTGAATATCCATCAGAAAGCGCGTATGCGATATGCAAGAAGTGCTTTAATGAACACCCTCTTAAATCGCAGAAAGAAGAGTAAGTATGAACCGTAAATACGATATAGGAGTATAGAAGATGTCAGATTTAGATAAGAAGCTAGAAGAATACCTTGAAAAAGAGCTGTTCAGGTTTCAAGATGAGTCTTTTAAGCCATTTAATGACTACGGCAAGGGTTATATAGATAAAAAAACGTGTATACAAAGGATGGTCCAAGCCCGTAATAAATCGAACGATTCAATTAGGCTTTATATCAATAACAGCTATCGCTCTATCGAGGTCTCAGGTATAGAAGATGAGTAACAAACTCTTAGTGGCTATATACCTCATAGCATCAATAATCACATTTGCATGGCTCACTACAATAATGGATATAAAAGAGGCTATGTTCTTGATCGCTGTATCAGGAGTGATTGGACTACCCATAATTATTATCGCTAAGAGCTTTGCAGATGCAGTTATAGAGATGTTCGGGTATAAGGAGTAATTATGAAGAGCAAGCGCCCAGTTATAACCAGCAGCATCGCACTAGTATCGGTAATCATATGTTCAATATACACATCCCAATCCAATGATATTGTGAATGTATTAGCATCAATATATTTATTAGCGTTTACGGTTGCGCTATTTGTGAGATGGATGGAAGGACGATTGTGAATAGTACACGTCAAATAGATCACTTGCGATTTCGTCAGTACGCTAATACCGGTGAATGGTTCGTAGATATTGACGGCAAGCGAATCGCTCGGAAGAGTATTTTCATGGCTAGAGTATATTCAGATCCATATGACCCAAAGAAGCCTTTATCGAATATAAAAGTAGAATAGAACATTCAGCCACTACCTACGAGTGGTTTTTTATTAGGGAGGAATAACATGGATCAAACAACTCTCATAGGCCTAGCAACAGTCCTATGGGTTTTAGACGCAATAGCAATTACTGTAGCGATAGTACTTGCAGGACTAGGCTATCTAGTCTACGTAATAAGAGAGAAGCATAAGGAGGAGTAATGTCAAAGGTGTTTGTTGAGTACCGTTCTAATAACAGTGGCGGCGAATGGTGGCTAAAAGACGACGACTGGAAGAAACTTGAGAAAGCGGGATGGGATGTTAAATGGGGAGATACCTATTTCTGTCATTCGCGATTCTCCAGCATTCCAGATGGCAAAAAAGTCGTATGTGATACCGAAGATGCATGCAAAGGTCACAAGAAGTATGATAACTGGGAATCTGTGGGGAATGACCGTTGGATTGGTGCATTAGCCGTGGGAGCTAAAAAAGAGTGTACTAGCATCAGTGCGGCACTTAAAGAGTTCGAGGCTATTACAGGAGAGAACGTAACGGACGAAGGATGTAATTGCTGTGGCGCTCCACACTCTTTTGAATGGGGAAAATGCGTAGCTGGTGAATGTACTTGTAGAGGACCCCACAAAGATATGAACTATGGTTCAGGTGATGACTTAGCTGAGTATCTATACGGTGATATTGGAACACTATCTAAACGAGAACTTATTGAAAAGCTAAATAAAGAAGACACGGAGGAGTGATGGATTTAAACCAAGTATCAATCATCGGACGAGCTGTTAAAGACGTAGAGTTACGCACTACTCAAAACGGGAAGAACATCGCCACCATTAGCGTAGCGAGCAATGCACAAGGAGAGCGTACCAACTTCTTTGATGTGATTGTCTTCGATAAGCTAGCGGAGATTGCCTCTAAGTATGTAAAGAAAGGTAAGCAAATCGCCGTCTCAGGTAATCTACAGCAACGTAGCTGGGAAGATAAGTCTGGCAACAAACGATACACTGTGGAGATTATAGGTAGGGCTATGCAGCTGTTAGGTAAGCATGAATCCCAATCAAGCGATGTAGTAGTAGAAGACATTGACGATAAGCCTATCGATTTGTCTCAAATCCCCTTCTAACGCTACATATAGCGTATAATCTTGACAAACACTAGCATTGTACGCTATGCTAGAAATAACTATTACCACAAACAGTAAATCCTAACCCAATTTTAACAAGCCCTCAAACGGGCTCACGATCTTATCCCAAGCGGCAAACTTTGGGTATTTTTGTGAGCCTATCTGAGGGCTTTTTTATTTACAATTCACATCTCGTATTCGCGGCCAAGTTAAGTTAGGAGAAGATTAGATGAGTGAAGCATCAGACCGTGGTGTATCTGTTTTATCAATAGATACAATCCACACACAGCTTAGTTACATAGAAGGCGAAGTACTAACACATGTAGACGCAGCGTTCCAGGATATAGAACAGCGTAATGCATACAAGTCCCTAATGCGTACCCTATTCAAGAATCGTCACCGATGGTTCGATGAACTGGCGTATGGGGCAAACTATTCTGGCGCAATAGGTTCTAGCAATGGCGAGTTGTCACTACCAGAAAAGACCAAAAGTTAAGCATATAACAAGGGCGTCTGCTCGAGCTCATGCTGATGCACACCAGAAGCATACAAATATACGAGTTGACGTATACAAGTGTACCAAGTGCATGTTTTGGCATGTTGGAAGACACAGGATCACAAAGAGCGATAAAAAGAATTTGTGTAGGCATGATAAAGACGATGATTTGCTAGTAGGCAGACTCATCGAAGCCCTTAAAAACTTACTGAATAAATAGTTAACCTCCTTGGCCGTGGTTACGAGATGTGAATTACTTTAACAATTTACTAATCTGCGAGTCGTATGTTCTACGACTGCACCTTGCGTCGAGCGCACGATCAAAAATCAGAAAGGGAATCCATATTACCCTCCACGGGTTGGTTTTTCATTATATTCCTCTTCAAACCTTCTGGCCGGAAGTAAACACGTGCGTCTCGCAGATTAGTTGATTAGCAAACATAACACGGAGAGTGTATGCCTAACAAACAAAGCATAGATATGACAAACATCTTCAAACCTGAGGCTATTAGCCAGCTTAAACAGGGTCAAGTACTTACATTCCAGCAAGAAGACGGCGAACATCACTGGAAAATCAAGATCACTAAAGACAATCGTGTATTAGGTAAAGAAATTATTATGGGTAAACCTGAAGGATTGATGATTGTGGAGGATGAGAAGTGATCGACAGGTATTTCAAGGCTTCTTTAGAGGAAGGTCGATTTAAAGCCGTTTACGACTCAGAGAACAACAATGTAGCCTTGTCAGTCGGTACAGGCTATTTACGCGACTTCATATATTTCGACAGACAAGAGATAGAATCAGTTATTGATATTTTACGCATTCTTAAGACAGAGATTGAGAGTGAGAAATGAGCAACATAGAAGAAATATTCAAACCTTCCCATTTATACGGCATAGAGCTTCATTATGATAAGCGCGTAAAGATGGGTAATTTCGTTCCTGACAAGAAGACTGGTAAGTTTTATCGGATTCATCCTGGGATGGTACAGAGACTAGATATAGAGATAGCAAAAGCTAACGCCCCAAAAGATTTTAACGCTTTACATAGAGCCTATCTCGATTACCAGATGCTTGCTCTAAACCCGCCAATTATCGTAGGAGGCACAAGTGTCTAACAGTATTACCCTAGCTATCAAAGCCTCTCAACTCCGTCAAGGTATTCCCTTATCAGACCCCGAACAAGTTATCTTACAAACCAAAGTAGTTAAAGAGGTAGAGATGCCGAAGGATGAAGATGAGTAGTTTAGAGGAAGAACTCAAGAAACACCTCGAAGGACTTATTAGTGGTGGCGAATATATAAACCATGAACAGTTCCTAATCTACTTAACAGAGCATTTTGATGACTCATTTGGTGGAACTCCTATGGGTGATCGAGTCGATAAGGCTGCAAGACGCATTAAGCAAGCATTTATAGACGATGGATGGGTAAAGGAAACGCCTGTCATTATCTATCGGGAGGCTACCGTTGATACATTTAAAGAGGTACACGACCTTATGACCGGACAGGAATGGTATAAAAAGTTCATTACAGAACTTCATGAATGCCGATGCCTGCTATCTGTTAACTGGGACAGCGGCAATGTGATGAGAGCCGCTAAGAAAGCCTCAGGTATAAAGTAATGGATAACGATCGAATCAAAGTAGGATTCTGGAGGTACTGGCTACTTCCTCTATTGTCTTTAGTATCTATGACCTGGACTAATCAAATCTACAGGCAAGAGACTACATGGGATGAATGGTACGAGGGCACTAAGATCCATCGTACTCCTAAACAGAGGTACCTGAGGAAGGTTAAGCTAAATGACTAACAAAGAAATACTTGAGAAAGCTATACAGAAGGCTATTGATGGTGGGTGGGACAACCCATACGTATTTAGATTACAGGGATGGGTAACGAACGCAATAGAGGTAGAACCTGGGCTATGGATGCCGGTTATCTTCAACCACGACTTTGCTAAATCACTATGGGGCGGTGTCGAATACTGTAGATGCCCAGTAAGTCGTAAGAGAGTTAAACGTAATCCTGCATTCTATGCCGACTGCATTTGCCATCACAGGTGGGCAAAATTGGATTGGTGGGAATATCAGCTTCAACAAATGGTAATCTCTGACGACCCTATTAAATACCTAGGAGAACATATCTAATGACTAACCAAATGGGACGACCCACAGTCTACTCAAAAAAAGTTGCGGACAAGATATGTGAAGAGATTGTCATTGGTCGATCACTACGATCTATATGCCAGGACGAAGATATGCCGTCTATTTCCTCTGTTATTAAGTGGCTTGGGGAGAAGGAAGACTTTTCGGCACAATACGCGCGTGCCAAGGAGGAACAGGCCGATACTCTCACTGATGATATGGAGGACATCGCTAGGGATAGCAGCATAGATGTTGCTCGAGCAAGGCTTATTATTGATACCCGTAAGTGGGCAGCATCAAAGCTTAAACCTAAGAAGTATGGTGACAAGATTGATATGACCACCAATGGCAAAGACCTACCTACACCAATCCTAGGCGGGATGAGCGTTGATAAATCGCCTGATGATATATCGAACAAATAGAAGTGCCAAAATATACGGCCTAGTATAACCATTCCACCAAAAATAGCAATATTTAACATCAAGGATGATATAAGTGCCTTATCTACCAACTACATCGCTTAAGAAAGTGCTAGCCCTAAAGAAAGACTTTAGGCTTGTGGCTGGTGGTACTTCTGCGTCCAAGACTATATCTATTCTACAAGTACTTATTGACACAGCCCAGTCACGTAAAAACATCCTGATTGATGTTGTATCAGAGACCATGCCCCATATGCGAGGCGGGGCAATGCTAGACTTTGAGAACATCATGAAAGCCCATAACTATTGGGATGAAGCTCGGTGGAATAAGACACTCACAACCTATACGTTTGAGACCGGCACTAAGATGCACTTCTTCTCAGCTGATGCACCTAGCAAAGCACACGGTCCACGCCGTGACATTCTCTACGTTAATGAGGGGAACAACATCCCATACGCTATCTTCGACCACATGGCTACTCGTACACGCGAGACTGTGTGGGTCGACTGGAATCCAAGCGTGGAGTACTGGGCGTATACGGAGATTATGCAGAACCCATTGTATGCAGGAATGTTCGACTTCATCACTCTCACATACAAGGACAATGAGGCTCTCGATGAGAAGACCGTAATGAAGATCGAAGCCCACAAAGGCAATGCTGGGTGGTGGAAGGTCTATGGTGAAGGTCAACTCGGTGAGATTGAAGGACGTATCTACACAGGTTGGAAGTGGATTGATGAAATACCACATGAGGCACGCTTTGTTAAACGTGGGCTAGACTTTGGGTATACAAATGACCCAACAGGTATTGTCGATGTTTACGAGTACAATGGTGGGTTTATCTTCGATGAACGTTGCTACCAGTATGGTATGAGCAATGAGGATATTGCCGAGTTTGTTAAGTCTCTACCAGACCCAAACAAGCTAATCATCGCAGATAGTTCCGAGCCTAAGAGTATTGCTCGTCTTAAGCTATTAGGTCTTAACGTCCTCCCTGCTAACAAGGGTCAAGGCAGTATTAATGTTGGTATCGACTTTGTGCAATCCAAACCTATATCAGCTACCAAGAGCAGTACAAACCTTAAGAAGGAATACGAACGATACATATGGATGAAAGACAAGCTGACGGATAAGTTCATTAACCAAGCACCAGATATTGATAACCACTTGCTAGACCCTATACGTTATGCTCTTGAGTCTTACTTCCCGAGAGACGACGACGATAGCGACTACTCGTCAGGTGATACAACAAGCTTAATGTACTAAATAGAAAATAACTACGTAAGAAGAGACATTGACTCATGAGATGCAGAAACGAGTGGTATCCTAGTGCAATATACGGGTGGCAAAGAAGTAATATGCATTTCTTTACAAATAGTGACCTATGTAAGTGCGGAATGGAGAATTGGGATGAGTGAAAAATATCTAGCCGTTATCGGTGATGAATCGGACGGTGAACTAGTACAAGTTAAGTTATTGCGATTCAAAGGTATTCTAGGCTGTACCAAATACCTTGTCATGTACAGCCGTAACTTAAGAAACAATGGCGAATTTCTCTACTCACAAAACAAAACAACCTGGGTGAAACACCTTTACGTTTACCGTGGTGAGTCGTTTAAGGAGGCGTCGCTATGAACATCAAATACGGACAAAAGCTAGTAGAGACTACCTACTACGACAGTAAACCCACCACAATCGAACGATATATCTCTCGCGAAGAAGTAACTTCAGACTCTGAGGAGTTAGCTATGTTTATCAAACTCCAGCAAGAAAACAAAGGTTGTAAGCATATCAAGTTTGAACGGGATATATCTAGTAAAGGCAAACGTTACGTAATCAAGACGTGGGAGGTATGACGTGTCTAAAGGTGGAATTGACATCTACCAATACCCAGATGGTAGATACCGCTTGCGTGTGTTCAGAAAGAATACAAGACACTACCTTGGTATGTTTCCCTCATATGAAGATGCAATAGCAGCACGAGAGAAGTTCCTTATAGACACTGAGAATGGACAGCTATGCGTAGAACCAGAGGCTCCGATGTATACCAAGAGATGGTTCGAGCAGCAAGCCGATAAGCAGCGTATAGACTTTGCATCACGCTACATGAATTGATTTTTACCAATAAACGACTGCTAATATAACATAAAAGGCTACTGACACACAGGGTCGCAAACCTAAGGAATGTGTCAGTGCCCTTCTTAACAAAAGACAACTTCAAAGAACGATGGGAGAGCTCCAAGGCGTATATGACGCCGTTCTTTGATCCGTTGTCTGAATACGAGCGTATTGCTCGTAACCGTCCTCACCCAGGTATTAACAAGTCATACCCAAAGAATACTGATGGGACTATGGCTGGTATCGTTGATAGCCTTCCTAAACGTGTTATCCAACAGTTACCGTCAGGTAAAGTAGAGACCACCCAAGGCACGGTGATGAGCATCGTTGCCAACTTCGTACTCTACAACGACATTATCCCAAACGCCAACCTAGATGCTGATGCTATCCAGAAGTGTTGGGCAGTTGTATCTAAATCTATGACCTTTGGTGCTATTGGCACCATGAACTTATTCACTAAGCACGATTACTCATATGGTGCTGATTTTAAATACTTCTATGTAAAAGATGGGTTCTTCCAATCGGGCAAGCTTACATTCCAATCATGCGACTACTTCTTTGTTCGTGCTTGGTATCAGAAGAGCGATATTGAAGCAATCATCGACCGTATGCAGAAGCAACGTAAGGCTTCTCGTGAACGTGGTGAAGCATACGATGAGGAGTGGAATCTACCTGCACTTAGACGTCTTAAAGACTGGTGCCAAGAGAAAGCTGAAGAAGCTAAGTCATCAGGCGAGAAAGAACGTAGTGCACGTTCAGAAGCTATTGAGGTTATCCATGGCTTTCAAAAAGGCGTAGGTGCTAAGTTCTTTTCTTGGGCTACAGGTCCTGAAGAGTTTATCTGTGAGCGTGTAAACAAAGACCCACGTGGCAAGATGCCTGTTAATTACATGTACACAACCCTCGACTTCGAGAATCCACTCGGCCGAGGTGTTATTGAGATGTCTGGTGGTATGCAGAATGTCATCGACTCAATGCTACAGAGCTACCAGTACAACCGTGCTCTTATGTTAGCTCCACCTCTTATTAAGCATGGTAACTGGGACAAGTCAAAGGCTAAATTACAGCCTAACGCGATTATTGATCTCGGTACAGACGAGAATAATAGTCTTGAACCATTAACCCTCGACACTACTGCTTTATCTAACTTTACCCAAGACTATGGATTGTTTAAGTCTCAGATCCTTGCACTCAACAATAATGGTGACACTTCCACCTCATCTGAAGTAGGCAACCCAGGATTTTCTAAAACGTCGGCTGGCGTACAGGCACAGCAGCTAAAGCTTGGTGTGTCAGATAACTACATGCGCAAACAGTTTGAGGCGTGGTGGTCAGACAACTGCGAGACGATGCTTAATATCCACTTCTCTAACAAGCATGGTCTTGAAGAGATTGAACTCGACGACGACACAGCACGTAAGGTACGTGAGATCGACCCTGAGCTCGTAACCGATGATAACAAGTACACAATTAACTACGACGAATACACTGAGATGCTTCGATTTACTGTCGATGCTTCTACCTCAGACAAAGAGTCAGACGAGAAGCAGATGGAGAATATCGACACTATTCTCGAGCGTGTACAAAACTCTCCTATGCTTCAGGCAATTATGCAGCAGTACCCAGAGAAACAGGCCGAACTATACAACAAGGTTATCGCTCTATCTGGTGTAGAGGATGCTGAAGCACTCCAGGTAGACGCTAAACAGTTTGCAGAACAGATCAAACAGCAACAGGCTATGGCTGAACAGCAAGCGGCACAGCAACAGATGATGCAGTCCCAAATGGCTCAGCAGAGTCAGCAGCTACCTCAGGACGCACAGCAAGGTTCTGACCAACAGATGCAACCTCAACAACCTCAAGAAGAGATGTCTGAGATACCAGATATGCAGACTCTTGAAACGGCACAAGATCAGCCTGAAGAACAGGGTGAGGAACAGCTTGAACCTCACGAGATGATGCTCGTACAAGGTCTCCAGGACCGCGGTCTACCAGATGACGTTATCGAACAGGCGATTGTAATGATGCGCCAAGGTATTCCTGATGACGAAGTACTACAGGTAATCGCTCAATCTATGCAACCACAAGGAGGTATGTAGTGGAAGACTTTATTCCTAACGACGGAGCTGTGTTCGATCCATCTGCAATCCCAGCAGAACAGGAGAAAGAGAACCGCGAGTACATCAACAAAGCTGAGAGTTCATACCCAGTTATCAATGACCTTATTGAGGACTTCGAACAAGACATCGCCGACGCGGATTCTATCACAAAGCTCGGTATCACATCCGCTATGCCCCAGATACAGGTACAGATTATTACGACAGCTAACGAGAAGTATGTAGAGAAACTTAAAACGAAACTGGAGGCACTTAAAGCTATGGCTGAAGCCGTAAAGCAATAGGTGGTTTGCTTTCAGTTCGTACTCTTACTACGGATTGAAAGGAGATCATCCAGCTCCACGGCTCGTGCCCGTACGCACGTAAAACAATAAGGAGAACATATGCCTGAATTAGATTCAGCAACAACTGACGTAAACCCAATGGACGCTCTCGACTTCAGTGAAGAAGAGACACCAACAGAGGTAGAGACTCAAGAAACTACCACCGAGGACTCGTCAACCGAAGAAAACAAAGACGAGACGACTAATCAAGAAGAGGAAACAGAAGGCGATAAGTCTGAGGAGCCCGAGGGCGACGAAAAAGAACAAGCCGATGAAACAGAACCTGATGATGAGTCAAAACCTAAGAACTCGGCTCAGAACCGTATTAGGTCTCTTGCAAATGAGAACCGCGCACTGAAGCAGCAGGTTGAAGCATTAAATGCTCAATTCTACCAGCCTCAGACAGCGGAGCAGTTGCAAGAGAGTGGAATGGATGAGACACAAGCTCAAATCGAGGTATTACGCCAAGAGAGGCTTATGGATCAGGCTAATGCTCATATCACTGCGTTAAACACTGATTTGAACATGGAAGCCCTACAAGTTGCACATGACTTTCCAGTATTCGACCCAGACAGCAAAGAGTACGATCCGAAATTTGCTGAAAAGGTACGAGACCAATGGATTGCCGCATCTGGCCT